TGCCCACCCCGTTGGCGGTGACTTCGGCGACGCGCGTGCCCTCCGATTCTTGCGGATCCAGATTGATCACCGAGCCGGGAGGCAATGATTCCCATTCGTAGTTGCCCTCGAGTGTGCCGCCCTTGGTCTCGAGGCTGATACGCGCCGTTTCGCCAACATTCAGTCTGATGTTCACAATGAAGCTCCTTGTGTTAAACTATCCGTTGTCACAGAACAGGGTTTTTGCCGCTTCCGGCTTCATTCCGTCGTTGTATTTATACCAAACCTTCTCGATCCGGGTTGTCCTCTCGGCGACTGACCCCGATGTAGTGACCGCGGATCTGCACGGGACCTCGATTTCCTTGGTTTGCCACCCCCATCTGTCGAGCCATTTGTTGTACAGGTCGCTGTCATATCCCGACAATACCGCCGATCCCTCGATATCCCTGATTGCACGAAGCATTACGGCGTGGTCGGCCGGGCTCATCTCGGCGCCGCCGGAGGCCGAGTACACCCCCGTCTTACATGTTTCGGGCATGTAGGGGGGGTCGAGGTAGAACAGTGTCTTTGGTGTGTCGTACTTCTTAATCACATGCACAGCCGGCCTGTGCTCAATCTGCACCGACTTGAACCGCTGCCCACACTGCACCACGGTTTCGGGGAGGTTAAGCCACGCCGAGCACGTCGATGCCATTCCTCGCCGGCTATGGGTGACCGAGGCCTGCCACGATCTGCCGGGAGCGCCGGCCATCGATTGTCTGGACATGACGATGAACTGCCTGGCGACCTCAACGATCTGATCCTTGTCGAGTCCGTCTGTGTCCTTGAGCTCTCGCAGCGCTGCCTTGGCGCTGCTCCACTCCTCGTAGCTGATCGGTGTGAGCTCGACCGCGCGAGCAAGCTCGTCAGGGTAGAGCCTGACAGCCTTCCAGAAGGTGACCAACGCGCTGTTGACGTCGTTGTAAACCTCGACCGGGGAAGGCATCTTCCTGAGCATGAGGCCGCACATGCCCCCGTAGGGCTCGACATACGTGTGGATTTGTTCTGGGTCAGGGAATAGGTCGAGAAGCCACGGCATCTCCCACTTCCCACCAAACCATGGCGACGGCGTTCCCTCGACCTTCATTTCGAGACCTCCGCTCCGAGGTTTGTGCATTTGAACTTGCCCGCTTTGGACTCGCTGATGAGCCCAAGGTCGAGCAGGCTGTTGAGCGAGCGTGTTGGCACGCTCGACCCGCCGATCGCGTCCCTGATTTCTTCGCCGCCGAGACGCTTCTTCGCGCCCCGGAGGGCGGCAAGGATCGTTTTCTGGGTGCCCGTGATGCGTTTCCGCATCGCGGCCTCCACACCCGTGTCGCCCCTTGCCGCCCTCGTGTTCCCGCTTCTCGGCGTGGTGACAGGCTTTGACTTCGGCGTGTTTGTGTTTCCAGCCCTTGCCGCGGACACCTTGAGCATGCACTCAGCCCTCTCTCTTGCGTTGAGTGTGTATATCGAGACTATGTCGTTGGTGGCCGTTGGGTGCTCGAGCAACAGGTCTTTGGCGGCTTCGATCGCCACGGCCCGGCCGCCGTGGATCTCAGGCCCTTGGAGCATGCGTCCCTCAACGGCGATCCACAGATTCTGGAGATAGGCATAGCTGACTCCGGCGCTTGTAATTGCGGCGATAACCGCCTTGGGCCGACCGTCTCTTTTGACTGCCCGAATGAGTTCTTTGTCTCTGTTTAGTCTCGCGAAGAAGCTGTGGTCCGGCATTGTGAATGACGTACCCGCGAATGCCAGGATGAACTTCTCGAGCATATCGCCGCCCTCATCATGAGTCGCGAAGAACTCGATGATCTCGGGTGCAATCGTCCCCCGCCTCTCGGGTGTTTGTAGCAGTTTATGCAGCACTACACAGCCCCATCATGGCGTTGTTTATGCTAAAGATGATGCTGTTCAGGACAGCCTGCCTCTCTGTTTTTTTGACACCGGCGAGTTCAAGTACACGCGAGTCTGGCATCTTTCCTGTGGCTAGAAACGCGGCGAGGACGATCTCCTTTGCGTGCGGGTATTCGACAAACCGGACGGGCCGCATCATCTTCCTGACTTCGCCGAATATGTCGTGTTCGTGTTCTGGCGTCGACTTCGGGCTCTCCCACGTCTCCTCGGCGCCGTCGAAGTAGACCGGTGTGGGCGACTTGCTCCTGCGGAAGTGTGCGTACAGGTCGTTGCGCGCGGTTGTGCCCAAGAGGCTGTCAATCGTGTCCTGGCTCCGGCCTCCGAACTTCTTCTTGATGAACTTCCGAAGCAGCTCGGTCTCCACCGCCATGACCGCTGTGTTGAACGGCTCCCCATAGAGCCCCTTTGAGCTCCCCGCCACGGTCGCCGCTGCAATCCGGCCGAGGTGTTTGCACACCGTCTTCCATCGGGCGTCGTGCTCTGTAAGCTCGCCCCTCTCGTGTGCGTCATATAGCTCAGTGATTGTGGCGTCCATGCGTGCCCTGGCTATGAGTATGTCGTGTATCCGTAATCCTCTGGTAGGTTAGCATATCTAGCACAAGACGGGTAGAAGGCCACTTTCGCCGTATCGATCGGCCCGTTCCTCTGTTTGGCGACAATCACCTCGGCCATCTCGCACGGCTTGTCCCGGTGCTCTTCTCGTTCCTCGGGCGACCAGTACATCGCGTCGCGATACAGGAACATCACCACGTCTGCGTCTTGTTCGATGGCGCCCGAGTCTCGGAGGTCTGCGAGCCTCGGCCTCTTGTTGTCGCGGCCTTCTGAGCCGCGGTTGAGCTGTGAGAGCATGATGATCGGTATGTCGAGGGACATGGCCAAGGCCTTGACGGCCTGTGACGTCCTCGCGATCGCGTCGTTGGTGCTCTCGCCCCTTTGCTTCTGGTGGTCCATCAGCTGGAGATAATCGACCGCCAGCCACTTGATGTCGTGCTCGAGCGTGAGCCGCCTTGCTGAGGAGCAGAGCTTTGTTATGGGCATGCCGCCGGCGTCGTGGATAAACCACGGAGTCCTCATCCACTCCTGGGCGTGTTCGGCATACGCCCTGCGCTCTGTCGGCTTTAGCAGGCCCTTGGTTACGTTGGCGATGTTTAGCCCCGCGGTGTGACAGATCATGCGAACCGCGCATTCTTCGGCGTCCATCTCCTGGGACACAAAGAGGCCGGACGCGCCTTGGTTTAGGAACGCGCCGATCATCGCCGAGACAAATGCGGTCTTGCCAACGCTCGGGCGTGCGGCGATGACGTAGACCTTCTTGTTGACAATACCATTGATGATGTCGTCGACAGCCGTGATACCGGTGCTGAGTCCACGCTGTGCGTACTCGTGCCCCTGATCTGCACGCTCCATCTTCTCGATCTCGGCCTGCATCTGTTCGCCCATCGATTTGATGGTCGTCTTAGATCCAACGGCGATCGCCGACTGGAGGGACGCCATGGCCAGGGCCGTCAACTCTTCTGGGTCCTCAATGCCCGACTTGGCCAGTGTGGATATCTCAGAGCCCGCGGCGTCGACGTTGCGCATAACCGCCTGCCGGACAACTTGGTCCCTGATGTATGCAAACCCTTCTGGGCTGCTCGGCGCGTAGTCTTGGATGTCCGTGAGAAGTGCAAATGCGTCGTCTTCCTTTGTGCCGGCGGCGGTCAGACCGCGAGCAATCATCGCCGGCGTATCGATCGCGCCCTGCCCCCCGTCTTCGTAGAGCTTCTTCATGGTCTTGAATAGCCTGGCGCACGCCGGCATCGAGAAGACTTCGTCAGAGAGCGTTTGGATCTCATAAAACCTCTCGGGCCAGGTCATTGCCCAGCCGAGAAGCGACATCTCCATGTGCCTTGTGTCGAACGCTTGAGACTCCGGCTCTTTGTCCTTGCCCATTCTCGATCCTTTATGGCGCCATGTAATCCGCAATCACCGCATTGGCGGCCTCTGCAATAGTTGCCCCTTCGGACACCGCCGCCTCTTCACTGTCAACGGCGCTCCACACCATGCCATCGCCCGCGGCCCCGTTCTGTACGCCGCCGATCTGCTCCCCATCCGCGAACACGCCGATCGTCCACGGTGTCCCCTCAACCGGGCGAAGCTGAAATATCACGTTTGCCATTCCGAAGCCTCCTGCCGTGGCTGCCGCCTGTTGGATCTGCGGTCCCGTGTTGGAGCATGTGGGATCGCCACATGTCCCAATCCCACCCGTTCTTTGCCATATCCCGCAGATCATACTTCTTCCCGTCGCTGGATGTTGGCGGGAAGCAGGCCCGAGCACGCCTACCGGTTGTGGCCAGCTTCCGAAGAAGCCCTGGCACGGGCGGCTCGTCGAGGTTTGTCCGGAACTCGTGCGTTCCGTCCGGCTTTGTGTGCCTCTTCATCCTCCGGTGATCGAACGCGGCCCGCATGCCTGCGCCATCGAGGTCGAAGAACGTCACGACCAGCCTGGACAGCCTGGCCTCGAGCAGGATGTCGTGGCACGCCATCACGCCCGGAAGGGCAACGCTTCTTGCGGGCCACTCGGTGGTATTGCTGCCGTAGGTG